ATGAAGAAACCCTCGACTGCCAAGCTCACCTGGCAGGGACGCATCCTCGGCGTCCAGCCCCGCATCCGCCTGCTGCGCTCCTTCGATGAGCGCACGCACAGCTACCTGGGCTATGTCCTGCGCATCGAGGGAACCCTTGGGGAAGAGACCAGCGAATTCCTGATCGCCGTGGGCAAGGCCGCCCAGGAGAAACACCGTTTCCAGACCGGAATGGTGGTGAAAAGCGCTTCGGTACCGGTCGCTGATCCGAGGATGGAGACAGCAGGCTATTACAAGACCAGCGGGCTCAAGGTGCTGGAGGATGCACCGGAAGAATCACTGGCCGGCCCGCCCTTCCACGGTGTGCCGCCAGACCTGCCCACTTACCGGCAGCGAGGACACCGGCGCCTGGACCCGCGCACTTTTGATGCCAAATGCACCGCCTGCATCTGGGGTTGCCGCATGCCGGTGGAACTGCTCATCGACCCTTGGAACCCGTCCTACCGATACCGCTTCGAGACCTTCTGCTACGGCCCCAAAAGCTGCCCCTTCTACCGGGCGGGTGCTCCCCGCAAGGTGCCGGGTCACAAGGGCATGACCTACGTCGAAGAGGACTGGGTGGACGAGGAGGAAACGGCCCACCGCGGGCCGGATGAGTGAACGTCAGCCGTCGGGTTGAAGGATTTTCCGTTGCTCCTCCCACAACCTCGGCGGATCCACCGCCAGATCGAACAAGGTGACATGATCCGGTAGCGTGTCGTCGAGGATGGCAGCCACGATGTCCGGTGCTAGGCAGGTCAGGTTGATCATGCGGCTCACGTAGCTGTTATCGACGCCTTCCCTGTCGGCGATCTCCCGGAGTGAGCCAGCCTCGCCGGATTCCAGCATGGCCAGCCAGCGGTGCCCACGAGCCAACGCCAACTGCATGGGGGTGGGCGCATCGTCCCAGGGGCGTTTTGGGGCTACCCTCTCGCCACTGGGCAGCGTCACCAGCTTGCGCCGGCCCCGCTGCTTGATCCGGATCGGCACGGAGATGGCGAGCCGGCCGGCGCTGTCCTCGATCAGTTGCGCCTCACCCGTCTTCTCCACTCGTCTACCAGCGCTGGTGGAGGCGCGTTCCCTGGCCGGCTTCCTGGCCTCACTCATGCCGGCACCTCTTCGGTGCTATGCCGGAACTCCAGCGCCAGCCTCTCGATGCCGTTCGGCCGCAGCCGCACCTCGATGTCGTTGGGCGAGACGATCACCTTCTCGACCAGCAGCTTGACGATCCGCGCCTGTTCGTCAGGGAACAGATGTTCCCAGATCTCGTCGATCCGCGTCATGGCGACGGTGACTTGCGCTTCGTCCAACGTGGGATCGAGACGCACCGCCCGCCTTGCGGCCTCCTCCACCATCTGCGGAGACCGCAGAATGGCGCGGATCTGTTCCATCACCGCCGACTCCAGATCCGCCGCCGGCAGCCGGGGCAGGCCCGACGCCCCGGCGTGCTCCTTGGCGTCGCGTTGGGGCTGGTAGTAGCGGTAGCGCCTGCCATAGCGGTTCTTGGTGTGGTAAGGCGACATGGCCCGCCCATCACTGCCGAACACCAGCCCCTTGAGCAGGAACGGCACCTTACCGCGGATGGCATTGGCCCGCTTGCGCCAGTTGGTTTCGAGGATGGCCTGGGCCTCATCCCAGAGCGCCTTGTCGATGATGGGCGGGTGCTCGCCCTTGTACCACTGCTCCTTGTGTTTGATCTCGCCCAGGTAGATGCGGTTGTTGAGCATCTTGTAGATCAGGCTCTTGTCGATGGGTTTTCCCTTCCGCACCCGGCCACTCTGGGTCACCCATGACTTGGAGGTAACACCATCCAGCCGCAGTTCCTTCACCAGCAGAGTCGCGGAACCCAGCTGGACGAAGCGGCGGAAGATGTGCCGGACGGTCTTGGCCTCACGCTCGTTGACCACCAGGCGCCGGTCCTTGACATCGTAGCCCAGCGGCGGGATGCCGCCCATCCACAGCCCTTTTTTCTTGCTGGCGGCGATCTTGTCGCGGATCCGCTCCCCCGTCACCTCCCGCTCGAACTGGGCGAACGAGAGCAGAATGTTCAGCATCAGCCGCCCCATGGAGTTGGTGGTGTTGAACTGCTGGGTCACCGAGACGAATGACACCCCGTGGCGCTCGAACAGCTCGATCATCTTCGAGAAGTCGGTCAGGCTTCGGGTAAGCCGGTCGATCTTGTAGACCACCACGATGTCGATGCGGCCTGCCTCGATGTCGGCCAGCAGGCGCTTGAGCGCCGGCCGGTCCATGTTGCCCCCGGAATAGGCCGGGTCGTCGTAGTCGTCGGCCACCGGGATCCATCCCTCGGCGCGCTGGCTGGCGATATAGGCGTGGCCGGCGTCACGCTGGGCGTCGATGGAGTTGTATTCCTGATCCAGCCCTTCGTCCGTGGAGACGCGGGTATAGACGGCGCAGCGCAGGCGGCGTTGAATGGCCTCACTCATCGCTCATCCTCCGCCTTGCGTCGGCTGCCCGGTTTGCGCAGACCGAAAAAGACCGGGCCGGACCACTGGGCTCCGGTGATCTCCCGGGCGATGCGCGACAGGCTCCGGTAGACGCAGCCCTGGTATTCGAACTGCCCGTCGTGGGTGACCGTGACCCGGTGCTCCACACCCTTGTACTCGCGGATCAGCACCGTGCCCGGCACCGGACAGTAGTCCTGGCTGCGCTTGAGCAGCTTACCATTGCGGATGAGCGTCTGGATGCGCTTCTGGTTGTTCTGCAACAGGTTCCGGTTCTCCTTGCGGAAGGCAATCTCCTGCAGCTTGTAGGCGATGCGCCGCTCCAGAAACCGTCGATGGTGGGTGGGCGCCTCGAAATGGAACAGGCGTCGCCACAGCGCCCGGATCTCCTCGATCGGCAGGTCGGGCAGCTGGACAATCTGCGCTACCACTGAGGGCGGCGTGGGCGGGATCTTGTCGGCTTTGCTCATGCGGACTCCTCTCCGGGTTCATTTGAGGGAGTCACATGAACGCTCTGATCGCCCCCGAAGCCAAGTCCCAACTCACCCTTTCCAGTCCCGGCGTTGGCCTCCCGCAACCGGGCCAACCCCGCCGCCAACAGCCCCGAGATCTCGGCCCGGCGCTGCTCCGGGGTCATCCGCTCTGGGGGAACCTGTTTGATGCTGTCCATCGGTACCGCTCCTGACATCCAACTGACTCGAAAGGTCATTGTCCATTCGGAGGCGACCCCCATCCATGGGGGCATTTCGTGCCACCACCGAGAAATGGGGGGAAATGCAGGCTGGATGGTTAACCAGAGCAGCTAGAGCTTTTTTCTGAAATGCTGGGAAACGTCTGTTAGCAACTCATCTTCGTCGTCCCAACCCCTTTCCCATGGGTCACGGTTAGGCAGGATGAGCAGAGTAATGACGAGACCATACTGGTCGGAGACGACGCGCATTTCGCGCAGGGTCATGTCTGCAGGTTCCTCCTTGAACCACACCCGTGCAGGCAATTCAATTCCTGCTCTCTCGTCAGGATGGCGTATCGTCTGTGCGGCAATGGATGCCTCGGGAATTGGAATGGTTTCCCGGGTGAACCGGAAAAAAGCCTTTGTGCGTAGTGCGTTTTTACTGGACCAGGACCATTTGATGAAACCGTCTCGAGAGACAACCACTACGGCCCGCTGGGACGTGAATCCGATCCATTGTCGTATCGCAGCCATGAGAGATACACCGTACCGCTCGGCACACGCGCTGATAACGTCAATATCGACCCTGGCAGCCCCGACCTGTTTCCGATAATCGTCGAGCGGCATCAGCAGCATTGCTGCAAACCTGTCCGCTTCGGACTCCATGGTTTTGGTTTGCGTCTCCCAGTCCAAAAGGTCCTGTGTGCCACATTTGAAATCCTCTCTTCTTCGTCGATGCAAGAGATAGTGGCCAAGTTCATGGGCAATCGTGAAGTTGATCCGGCCAGGCGATTCCACCATTTCGTTGTAGAGCAGAAACCACCCCTTTTCTCGCTTGATCAGCATGCCCTCCAGGTCGCCTATGTCTCCTCCGTGAATCTTCGTTATTGGGTCAGGTTGACGGGAACTGATATCCCGGGCGATGAGTTTGACGTCTACCGGAAAGCGATCCCTTCCCCACGCTCTGGAGAGAAAATTGGCCCATGCGCCTGGTGTGGTCGGATCGTTACTCATCGCCCTCGAGTATCCTGAGGATGTCATCCAGTTTCTTTTTTGTCTCCGGTGAGAGGCCCCTGTATTTCCTAAAGAATGCCTCATCCTCCTCCGACGGTTCTGGCTCGCTCAAACGATCGTCCATCAGGAATTCAGAGGTCACCTTCAGCACTTCAGCAATTTTCGAAATCTTCTCAGCCGATGGCTTGGGGTTTTCTCGATTCTCTAGCTCCCACAGATAGCTCTTGCTGGATTGTGTAAGTTCAGCAAGCCGGTCTAGGCTGAGGCCGCGTTGCTGACGTAAGTCTCTGATTTTTCTCCCCAGCGGTGATGACATCTGCGTATACCTCTCTCGTTATTGGGGGCAGAATTATACCTCCATACCGAACAAATTAGTATGGGCTTGACAAACCCCTCGAAAGCCCTCAATAATCTGCAAGAATGTTCGGCGCACCGAACGAGCTGTATCCCGATATACAGGACGCAGGGGTATGAGGGAAGGACATGCCGAGCAGAAACACCTAGTTCAACCACGACAAGGAGCATGGCATGGCCGCGTTCAACCCTCGTCATCTGGCTCGTGAGATTCCGGCATCTTCCTGGCGAGCATACCTCGGGTCCCGTTCGATTGGTGTCCCAGAGGGCTTCAACTGGTCCGCAGAAGAAAAGGTGTTCTCCAAGGCATTGATTTCCCTACTTGAAAGTCTCGGCCCAAGCGATCAGGCAAAGCTCTACGCGGAACTGCGCCACGTTCATGCATTGGCAACCCCCAAGGGAATTGATGCCGTCCGCAACGCCAGTAATGACGAGGCGAAGATTCGAGAGGAATTTGCCAAGCTGCGCAATGATGCGGAACGAGCCCTGTGGATTCTGGTGAACGACCCAGACACATTCATGGCGGCGGAGGCCCTCCTCCGGTTCGACCTTGGGGTAGGCAAACGGTCATGGAAGCGACTGGATATCCGGGTATCCAAGCCGGTTTCCAGGGAGGCCGCGCATATCCATGCGCTCGAGGAGGCTCTGACGGAAGCCCTCTCCAAACGGAAAGGTCCGAAACGGGCCTGTCACGTAGATATCTGTGATCGGCATTTGGACGGTGGAATCCAGGTCAGTGTCTACCTCGAGGATGACCCCAACGATCTGGTCGAGTTCGTAGGTGACGGGATGTGCCGACGCACGACCCGGCCCGCCACCAACCTCGCGCTGGTCTACTATCAGGAATCCGGCATCGTCGACACGGTCGGTCGGGGTGGCGCAAAGGTCCACGAGCCTTTGGTAACGCTCTTTGCAAAACATCTTCTCGGGAAAGAGGTCCGCCCAGAAGCTGTCAAGCGTCCAGTGTTTCACCTCAACAGGCTTAGGAACGGGCTTGATCTGCCGGCGGATAGTGACATTGACCTTGCCAGTTATGGCGTGGAACGCATCACGCTTCGGCGTGCTCGGCTACGAAGCACTCAGGCGCCGATTTGTGATTTTACGATCACTGTTCCGGCCAAGCATTCGGTGGCCACTGCCTATAGGGCTTCACAGAGCCATTTGGGAGACCATGACCTGTTTCGGGGGCATTTCAACATTCTCGAATTGCTCATCAGCGTGCATTTCTTTCCCCGTGAGACTGGAAAGCAAGGTCGGGTTCTGAACATCGAGCTGAGAGCTTCCGGCACATCCAATCTGCGAGATCTGTCCGAAGACGATGCCAAATTTGCGGAACGTCTTCTGCGGGCATGGCGCGTCATGGATCCTGCCGAGATCGAACTCCACAGAGCTGCCTAGGTACTGTCGTCACGAGTTTATGAGATACTGTCATTCAGTTCACCATATCACAGGATCGCTTGAGATGACGACACCCGCCTACCGCCGCCACGATATATCGGATCATGTCTGGGAACTGCTGGAACCCCATTTGCCTGGTCGCAGAGGTACCTGGGGTGGGGTTGCCCGGGACAATCGGCAGTTCATCAATGCCGTGTTCTGGATTCTGCGGACGGGTGCGCCTTGGCGGGATCTGCCGCCGGACTATGGGGATTAGAAGAACGTCCATCGCCGGTTCTGCCGCTGGCGGGACAAGGGGGTATGGGAGAAATTGCTGGAGATTTTGATCGACGAGCCCGATTACGAATGGCTGATGATCGATGCCAGTCATGTCAAGGTACATGCCCATGCGGCCGGAGCCAAAGGCGGCAATCAGGATATGGGGCGCACAAAAGGGGGGTCAACAGCAAGATACATCTGGCCGTGGATGCGCATGGTATGCCGGTCCGAATGGTTGTCACAGCAGGTACCACGGCGGATTGCAGCCAGGCTTCGACCTTGATCGAGGGTATCGATGCCCAGTATCTGCTGGCCGACAAAGGGTATGATAGCAATGCGATCATCGCCCAGGCGCGGGAACAGGGGATGGAGCCGGTGATCCCGCCACGCAAGAACCGCAAAGAGCCCCGAGACTATGACAAGCATCTGTATCGGTTGCGTCACTTGGTGGAGAATGCGTTTTTGCATCTCAAGCGCTGGCGTGGCATTGCCACCCGCTATGCCAAAAATACCGCCTCTTTTCTGGCCGCCGTTCATATCCGCTGTATCGCCATTTGGGCGGGAATCTTGTGACGACACTACCTAGAAAAAGAAATGTCGGCCCGCAATGACATTGCCTTCCGTTTAATGTGTCAGATCGTCGAGGGGGGTATGACCGATCTGGAACCTGATGCTGTGAGGTATTCCAGTCGGAATGAGGCATACGAATATCTCATTGACCTTGGCGTAGTGTCACTCGTTGATGGAATTGGCACGGCCATTCTTTGCCCATGGTGTAGCATCAATGATCTACAGACAATTCGCTTCCGCGATAATGCTTATCAAGGCTATTGCGTCGACTGCGGATGGATTAGTGTCCAGCCACATCACGTAAAACCGCTACGCATGGAAGTCGGGTGCCTTATCCGATGGATCTCATCTGCTCTGCGCCTTACGGGACGCTATCAGGCTGACGAGCTTATCTCTAACCATCTATGGCGACTTGGAGAGTTAGAGCACAGACGGAAACGCCGCACGATATTTTTTGGCAGGCGTCTGGAAGATGAATCCGTTCTTCCGGAACTTGAGAGCCGGCTTCTCGCAAACTCCGCGCCAGGCAGGGGCGTTCTTATCACAACGACCGAAATCGATCCTGCGACATTCCGTCGCGCAGGAAGCGTTGTTGTCCCATTGAGGGCCATAGCCCACCTCAGAAAGGCAGGACTGGTCATCGAAAACCTTGATGCCTTCCTCGACGGAAACCCGACGTCTGCTCATGACTCTTCAGAGACATCGCTACGCCTCATGCACTCCGGTCGCATCGCACTGATAGAAGGAAAACAGCACAGGATGTCTCCCCAAGTCTACCAATTCCTCTGCGTGTTGGAGCAGGCTGCGGGGGAACCTATCCATAAACGTACTCTGGCCGATGCGCTTGAAATTGATGTGGACAAATGCAAGGGATCACTCATCTTCAAGAGGCACAAACCCATATACGAAACATTCGTCGGCCATGACTCCCAGGGCCACTACTGGATCCATCGAACATTTCTACCTGACCAAAGGAGGTGATGCGGACAGCCACACTACCCTTTCAATTAATCCGTTTAACTGAACACGAGGTACCAGCGATGGCAGGAAAAAATCAGTGGGTCGTCAAGCATGGCGACAAATGGGGTGTGCGAGGAGAAGGCAATGATCGCCTTACCTCCACGCACGACACGCAGAGAGGGGCTTTTGAGCGTGCGCGTGAGATTGCGCGTAAGCAGCGCAGCGAGGTGATCATCCAAGGCGAAGACGGGAAAATCCGCGAACGCAACAGCTACGGTAACGATCCTTTCCCGCCTCGCGGCTAAACGAATCTCTCAGCTATTCCCCAAACAAGGCCCGAAGGACACTCCGGGCCTTGTTTCGTTTCGCTCCTCCCCGAGCTGAATTACCCGATTTGCCCACCCCATTTGCCCACTCTGGTTACCTCTTTGCCCACCCTCCAGATCCCAAAATGACCTCACGTTCCCGCAACAACCCATAGGAGCGAATCGTGAGTGTGAAACATCTGAACCAACGCCAACTGGCCGAACGCTGGGGCGTCAGCGAAGCCACACTGGAACGCTAGCGCAGCGAGGGCATCGGCCCGATCTTCCTCAAACTGCACGGGCGCGTGCTCTACCGCGTGGAGGACATCGAGTCCTACGAGGCCGACTGTCTGCGCAAGAGCACCTCGGAGCGCGCAAGCGCGGGAGGTGCCGCATGACCGCCACCTTTACCCCCGACCAGGTGCTGGCCACGCCTCCCGGTGATCTCGCGAGGCAGCCTGCCGAGACTCTGTTCCGCATCAAGAACAACGCCGCCGACCTGCTGGCCTCGGCCCGCGCGCTTGTCGAGCACATCGACCGCGCCCTGGAGCTGAAGTACGCCGACCGGGCGCAGGCGGTTCGCCTGGCGGCCGGCAAGGACACCGGCGTGGTGCATTTCGACGACGGTCCTGTACGCGTGACCGCGGACCTGCCCAAGCGGGTGACCTGGGACCAGAAACGGCTCGCCGAGATCGTGCGCCGCATCGAGGCCAGCGGTGACGACCCCACCGAATACGTCGAGATCACCTATCGCGTGCCCGAGAGTCGCTTCAACGCCTGGCCTGAATCCATCCGGCAGGCCTTCGCGCCCGCCCGCACCCTCAAGACCGGCAAGCCCGGTTTCCGTCTCGCTTTGATGCAGGAGTAACCGCCATGTTCAAGAAACGCACTTTGCCCGACCGTCTGCGCAAGCAGAACCTGTTTCTGGATGAACTCCCCTCGCTGATCCACGTGGACGGCACGGAGGTGGCCCTCGAGGAAGCCACGCTCGATCAGGTGGCGTTCGCCATCCTCGAGATGGAAGAAGGCCTCCGTCCTATCAGCCGGCGCATGCACGCGCTCCGCGAACTGGTGGAACAGGCCCGCAAGCGCCGAGGCCTTGGTGCGCAGCGCATCAACGAGATCTTCTCCGACGAGGAGGCCCGGTCATGAGCCTGCCCATCATCTCCGCTGATGAACGCCTCGCCGAGCGGCGGGGCGTCAAGGGGGTGCTGGTGGGCCGAAGCGGCATCGGCAAGACCTCCCAGCTCTGGACCCTGGATCCCGAGCGCACGCTGTTCTTCGATCTGGAGGCTGGCGATCTGGCCGTGGAGGGCTGGGCAGGCGACGCCATCCGCCCGCGCACCTGGCCCGAATGCCGGGACCTGGCCGTGTTTATCGGCGGGCCTGACCCGGCGCTGCGCAGTGATCAGGCCTACAGCCAGGCCCATTTCGACGCCGTCTGCGAGAAGTACGGCGACCCGTCGGTGATGGACAAGTACGAGACGGTGTTCGTCGACTCCATCACCGTCGCCGGCCGGCTGTGCCTCCAGTGGTGCAAGGGACAGCCGCAGGCGGTCTCCGAGCGCACCGGCAAGCCCGACATGCGCGGCGCCTACGGTCTGCTCGGCCAGGAGATGATCGCCTGGCTCACCCATCTGCAGCACACCCGCGGCAAGAACGTCTGGTTCGTCGGGATCCTCGACGAGAAGCTCGACGACTTCAATCGCCGCGTCTTCCAGTTGCAGATCGAGGGTTCCAAGACCGGCCTGGAGCTGCCCGGCATCGTGGACGAGGTCATCACCCTGGCCGAGATTCGCGAGGCCGACGCCGAGCCGTACCGCGCCTTCGTCTGCCACACCCTGAACCCCTGGGGCTATCCCGCCAAGGACCGTTCCGGCCGGTTGGACCTCATCGAGGAGCCGCATCTGGGCCGCCTCATGGAAAAGATCGCCGGCCCTGCGCGGCCCGCCTCCGAGCGCCTGCGCTTCGCCCGCCCCACGGACAACACTCATGAACCGAATCGAGAGGTGACCTCATGAGCTACTTCGATTTCAACAACGCGGAAGACCAGACCGGCTTCGACCTGATCCCCAAGGGCACCCTGGTCAAGGTGCGCATGACCATCCGCCCGGGTGGCTTCGACGACCCCGCCCAGGGCTGGACCGGCGGCTACGCCACCCAGAGCCAGACCACGGGCTCGGTTTATCTCAACTGCGAGTTCGTGGTGCTGGAAGGCAAGTACGCCCGGCGCAAGATGTGGTCCCTGATCGGGCTCCACAGCCCCAAGGGGCCTGAGTGGGCCAACATGGGCCGCGCCTTCATCAAGGGCATCCTCAACTCCGCCCGCGGCGTGCACCCCGGGGACAACTCGCCCCAGGCGCAGCAGGCGCGCCGGATCCAGGGCTTCCAGGATCTGGACGGCATCGAGTTCGTCGCCCGCGTGGACGTGGAGAAGGACCAGAACGGCGAGGACAGGAACGTCGTCAAGCAGGCGATTACGCCCGACCACAAGGACTACGCCGCGCTCATGGGGCAGCCCTCGGCGGCGCCAATCGCGCCGCAGCAGACGCAGGCCGCGCCGGCCACCCCGCCCAACCGGCCCAGCTGGGCGCAGTAAGGAGGGCCGGCGATGATCCTGAGACCCCGACAAAAGGTGTTTGTCGAGCGCGTGCTCCGCGCGCTCGACGAGCACGGCGATACGCTAGGCGTGGCCCCGACCGGCGCGGGCAAGACTGTCATGCTCTCGGCGGCGACCGGCAACATCATCAGCGATACTGATGCCAAGGCCTGCATTCTCGCCCATCGCGACGAGCTGACCAGTCAGAACGCCGCCAAGTTCTCCCGCGTCAACCCGAAGATCACCACTTCGATCTTCGACGCCCGGCAGAAGTCCTGGGCCGGCCAGGCCACCTTCGCCATGGTCCAGACGCTGGCCCGGGAAACCCATCTCAAGCGGATGCCGAAACTGGACCTACTGGTGGTGGACGAGGCCCATCACGCTGCCGCGCCCAGCTATCGGCGCATTATCGACCACGTCCGCGAACGCAATCCCAACGCGCGGGTGTTCGGTCTCACCGCCACCCCCGGCCGTGGCGACGGCAAGGCGCTGCGGCCGGTATTCAGCAACGTGGCCGACCAGATCACCCTGGGTGAGTTGATCCGCTCCGGGCATCTGGTGCCGCCGCGCACCTTCGTCATCGACGTGGGGACCCGGGACGCGCTATCCCGCGTGAAGCGCACCGCCGACGATTTCGACATGGCCGAGGTGGACGCCATCATGAACCGCTCGCCGGTCACCGAGGCCGTGATCCGTCACTGGAAGGAGAAGGCCGGCGACCGCCAGACGGTGGTGTTCTGCTCCACGGTGCGTCATGCCCGGAACGTGGCCGAAGCCTACGAGGCCGCAGGCGTCCCGACCGTCGTGGTGCATGGCGACCAGCCTGCCGCCGAGCGCAAAGCACAACTTGACCGTTTCGCCCGGGGCGAGGCTCAGGTGGTGGTCAATGTCGCGGTGCTCACCGAGGGCTGGGATCACCCGCCGACGGCCTGCGTGGTGTTGCTGCGACCCAGCTCCTTCAAGTCCACACTGATCCAGATGGTGGGACGGGGCCTGCGCACCGTCGATCCCAACGAGCATCCCGGCGTCACCAAGACCGATTGCATCGTGCTGGACTTCGGCACCAGCACGCTGCTGCACGGATCCCTGGAGCAGGACGTCGACCTGGATGGCCGGAAGTTCAAGGGCGAGGCGCCGAAAAAGGACTGCCCCGAATGTGGCGCTAAGGTACCGGCGGCCTCGCTGGAATGTCCCCTGTGTGGTCACGTCTGGGAGCGCCCGGAGCCGGAATCCAGGGCGGAGCTGACCGACTTCGTGATGTCCGAGGTGGATCTGCTCAAGCGCTCAAGCTTCCGCTGGTGCGATCTGTTCGGGGACGACGCGGCGCTGATGGCCACCGGCTTCAGCGCCTGGGCCGGCGTGTTCTGGTTGTCCGGCCGGTGGCACGCCGTGGGTGGCGGCAAATGGCTCGCGACCCGGCTGCTTGCCGTCGGCGAGCGGACCGTCTGCCTGGCACAGGCCGACGACTGGCTCAACACGCACGAGAGCGATGACACGGCTGCCAAGTCCCGCCGCTGGCTCAATCAGCCGCCCACCGAGAAGCAACTGGCTCATCTGCCACCCGAGTATCGCCAGGACTTCGGCCTGACCCGCTATCAGGCCTCCTGTCTGCTGGCGTTTCGGTTCAACAAGCGCGACATCCAGGCCCGGGTGTTCGGTGCAGCAGATGAGAAGGAGGCAGCGTGATATGCGCGGTATGCGGACGGGAAGGCCGGGGCTTTTGCTGGGTATCGCCGCCCAGACCCGGGACCAGGCGGCAGTTCAAACGATTCTGCTCCATGCGCTGCCAGGACATTCATGCACGCAGGGCGAAGGCCGGGGGTGGCGTCGTGATTGATCCCACCCACAACGAAAAGGCCGCGATGGAGGCCGTGCTGCCCCGGCTCGGGGAATACGTCGCCTCCATCGGCATGGACCGGCCGCTGGCCGGCTACAGCCGCGAGGAGATCCTGCAACTGGTCAACGTGGTGCTCACCGCCTACTTCGACAACCTGCGGGATCTCACGCCCGATGACGTGCCGTTCTGAGGGGGTGGCCATGCTCGATTACAACCACCGCCCCAAATTCTTTGAGCAGGTCACGGCCGTCATCGACGAAGCGCTGACCGCCGAGCATGCATCCCGGACGCCGCGCAGTTATTTGGGCGCTTCACGCCTCGGCGTCGCATGCGAGCGCGCGCTGCAGTACGAGTACGCCCAGGCCCCGGTCGATCCGGGACGCGAACTACCCGGCCGGGTGCTGCGGATCTTCGAGGTCGGGCACTCACTGGAAGCGTTGGCGATCCGTTGGCTGCGGCTGGCCGGGTTCGATCTCCATACCGAAAAGGCCGACGGCGGGCAGTTCAGCTTCTCGGTGGCCGGCGGCCGCATCCAGGGCCATGTGGACGGCATCCTGGCCGGCGGTCCCGAGACGCTGGGCCTCTCGTATCCCGCGCTGTGGGAGTGCAAGACCATGAACGCCCGCGCCTGGCGGGAGACCGTCAAGCGCGGCGTGGTCCAGGCCAAGCCGGTCTACGCCGCCCAGATCGCCGTCTACCAAGCCTACATGGAGGCGAGCGTACCCGGCATCTCGCGCCATCCCGCGCTGTTCACCGTCATCAACAAGGACACCCAAGAACTCTGGTTCGAGCGGGTACCGTTCGACGGCGGACTCGCCCAGCGCATGTCGGACCGCGCCGTGCGAATCATCCAGGCCACCGAGGCGGGCGAGCTTCTGCCGCGCCTCGCCACCACGCCGACGCACCACGAGTGCAAGGGCTGCGCGTGGCAGGACCGCTGCTGGAGGCAGGCATGATGGCGGACAACATCATCTGGCTCGATTTCAACGACGCGCCGGACCAACACGCCGTGCCTGAACGGGACACGGAGGCCCTGCGGCGCGGGCTGCTGGATCACCTGGAGGAGGCACTGAAGCACCTGTTCCCGGAAGGGAAGATCCGCGGCAGGCAGTTCTTCATCGGCGACGTCCAGGGCACGCCGGGCAAGAGCCTGGTGGTGACGCTCGACGGCGAGCATCGCGGTCTGTGGAAGGACTTCGCCACCGATGAAGGCGGCGATGCCATCGACCTGTGGGCTGCTGCCCGCGGGCTATCGGCGAAGCGGGATTTCCCGCAACTTGCCGAGGAGATCGGTCGCTGGCTGGGGCATTCTCCTCAGCCCCGGGGCAAGCCCGACCGGAAATGCGCAGAGCCCCATCTGGACGATCTCGGCCCCTATACCGCCAAGTGGGACTATCGGGACGCGGACGGCCAGCTGATCGCCTGCGTCTACCGCTTCGATCCGCCCACCGGTAAGGAGTACCGGCCCTGGGACGTGCGCGCCCGGCTCTGGCGCGCGCCCAACCCGCGCCCGCTCTACAACCTGCCCGCAGTGGCCAAGGCGCGTGAAGTGGTGCTGGTCGAGGGCGAGAAGGCGGCCGACGCCCTCATCCGGGAGGGCATCGTTGCCGCCACCGCCATGAACGGTGCACGGGCCCCGGTGGACAAGACCGATTGGTCGCCGCTCGAAGGTAAGGACGTCGTGATCTGGCCGGACCGCGATCCGCCCGGCTGGGACTACGCGGAGAACGCCGCCCGTGCCTGCGTGCAGGCCGGTAGCCGTTCCGTGGCCATTCTGGTGCCGCCGGCGTACAAGCCGGAAAAGTGGGATGCGGCCGATGCCGTAGCCGAGGGCTTCGACGTCAAGGCGTTCATCGCCCAGGGCGAGCGGCGGATCATCAAGGCCCCGACACCGCGATTGTCCACCTTCACGCTTGGCCAGTTGCTCGACGACGACTCGCCGCTGCCAGAAGACCTGATCGCGCCCAGGGTGCTCACCCCCGGCGGCCTGCTGGTGTTCGGCGGTGCGCCCAAGGTCGGCAAGAGCGACTTCCTGCTCTCATGGCTCGCGCACATGGCCGCGGGCAGCGACTTCCTGGGTCTGCGCCCGTCGCGTCCCCTGCGGGTGTTCTACCTGCAGGCCGAGGTCCAGTACCACTACCTGCGCGAGCGGGTGAAGGCGATCCGGTTGCCGGCGAGCCGGCTCAACCACGCCCGCGACAACTTCGTGGCCACGCCGCACCTGAAGATGGTGCTCGACGACGAGGGCGTCCAGCGGGTGATCCCGGCCATCGAGGCCGCCTGGCCCGGGACTGGCGCGGACGTCATTGCCATCGATCCCATCCGCAACCTGTTCGACGGGGGCGATGCGGGCGGCGAGAACGACAACGCGGCGATGCTGTTTTTCCTGTCGCAGCGTATCGAGCACCTGCGCGATGCCGTCAATCCCGACGCCGGCATCATCCTCGTACACCACACCCGCAAGCTCGGCAAGCGCCAGTTCGAGGAGGACCCGTTCCAGGCCCTGGCAGGCGCCGGCAGCCTGCGCGGTTACTACTCGACCGGGATGCTGTTGTTCCGCCCCGACGAGAGCCACACCACCCGGCAGCTGATCTTCGAGCTGCGCAACGGCCCGGCCCTGCCGTCGATGCACGTGGACAAGGTCGGCGGCGAATGGGTCGAGGTGCAGGCCAGCGAGCGGCTGGTGATGCAGGACTATGGCGAACGACTGGACGCCGAGCGTCGGCGCAAGCGCGACGTCATCCTGCAGATCCTGTTCGACGAGGCGCGTGAGGGCCGCTGCTACACCGCCAATCAGTTCGCCGAGGCCTTCGAGGGCAAGGCTGGTCTCGGTGCCAACCGCACCATCCGCGAGCGGATCGGCGTGCTGGCCACCAAGGGCTACATCAAGTTCTTCCGCGACCCCGAGGACTATGGCCTGCCGCCGCTGGCGCGCACCCGCTTCGGCTACCTGTGCGTCGAGGGCATGAGCGTGCCCGGTCCCGAACGCATCGACGAGGAGACTGGTGAGATCGTCGCGACCGGGCTTCCCGTCTTGCCCACCCACTACAAGTGCCCGCAGACCGGCGCCGCGCTGCCGGTCGAGGACCCCACCGTCTGGATCTATCACGAGGAGGAAGATTGATGAGTTTGACGCCTTCTTTCCGTCAGGCGAGGTTCCCTGCCATCGAAAAATCCAGTTGGCAGATCGGCCTGCCAACTGAACCAGAATTCTGCCAACAGCCAACTGGCTGCCAACTGGAATCCCGCAGAATCAACGGGTTGCGCCAGTTGGCAGTTGGCAAGGCCCAGTTGGCAAGAAACCTCTGCCAACTGGAATATTTCCACGCTGGATCAAACAGTTATGTTGGCAATCCAGTTGGCGGGAACTCCCTCCCCCCTACGGGGGGAGAGGAACACCCAGGTTCCTCTCCCCCGTGTCGTAGGGGTTCTCCGCTGGCCGCGGTGTCGGAGGGCCCAAAGAATGACGGCAGCCTGCTGGCGCTCGATCTCGGTACCCGGACGGGCTGGGCGGTCCGCACGCCTGAGGGCCGCATCACCAGCGGCACCGAGTCCTTCCGGCCGGGCCGGTTCGAAGGCGGCGGCATGCGTTACCTCCGCTTCCGGCGCTGGCTGGAAAACCTGAAGGCCGCCGTCGGCCCGATCGAGGCGATCTACTTCGAGGAAGTCCGCCGCCATGCGGGCGTGGACGCGGCCCACGCCTACGGCGGCTTCCTGGGCCAGCTGACCGCCTGGTGCGAACACCAGCGTATCCCGTACCAGGGCGTGCCGGTGGGCACGATCAAGAAGCACGCCACTGGGCGCGGCAACGCGGCCAAGCGGGACGTGATCGCCGCGGTGCAGGCCCGGGGCTTCCAGCCGGCCGACGACAACGAGGCGGACGCCATCGCGCTGCTGCTCTGGGTCATGGCGCAGCAGGAGGTGAGCCCATGAGTGCGCCCAATCCCCGCTATCGCTGCCCCCTGGGACGCCTGCAACCCGACCGCACCGACCCCGAGGCCATCAAGCGCGAGGGCTGGCGCGAACAGGGGATCCTCGTGATCTCGCCCGAGGACGAACGGCTCGACTGGATCGAGCGGGAGTTCATCCAGCGCATCGGGGAACGGCTCTACGGCCGTCGGGAGATGGACCATGGCTGAGTGGACCCCCGAACAGGTGGCCGAGCGGTTCCGCGAAGCGGCGCAGACGGCCCATCGTCTGCCACCCGTCCGGGTACAGGGCTACTTCAACACCTGGCCGGCCATCCTTCGTCAGCCGTGGGAAACCTTCTCCGGCGATGATGCCTGCTACCGCTTCCCGCCGGACCCGGCCGCCATCGACCGCATGGAGGAAACCATGCGCTGGGTGCTATGGCTCGGTGAGGAGGAACGCCATCTGGTCTGGATGCGCGCGGAAGGATGGCGCTGGCGCGACATCTGCCGCCGTGTCGGCTGCGATCGCACCACCGCCTGGCGGCGTTGGCAGCGGGCCTTGGCCGTGGTGGTGGGTCACCTGAATGCCGCAGCTACACCAATTCGCGCGAGTGAGATTGCGTGAAGTTATGGATCGCTTCGAGCCGACGAGAACCGGCGCGTATTATTGCGAAACCCGCACCCGTTTCAGGCTGCAACACTTTCGCCGGTTTTGCGCTAGGATTGCGCTAGCATCGCGAGCAAAGCGCGTTCGGGGCTCGGGGATTCTCCCCGGGCCCTCGTCATTTGATGCTCGCCATCCCTGGCTCGCACCCCTTCGGGGCGACCTGGCGGTCGCCCAAATCCGCTGTCCTGCGGATTTGTCCGCCCCTGCCAACCGCTATCGTCTTCTGCGGGTCCTTCCTGGCCGCTGAGCCCTGCGGGGGGCGGAGGTGCGGCGTTTTGCCAGCGTCACCCCGAAAAACCGGGTTCGCGGTTCGCACCTGAGGTTCGCACGCAATCACCATGGATCTGAACATCGAGCGCCTCCCCGTCGAGGCGCTGACGCCCTATGCCCGCAACGCGCGCACCCACTCCGAGGAGCAGGTGGCGCAGATCGCCGCCTCGATCGCCGAGTTCGGCTTCGTGAACCCGGTGCTCATCGACGCGGACGGCACCATCATCGCGGGCCACGGGCGACTGCTGGCGGCGCGAGAGCTGGGGCTCAGTGATGTGCCGGTCATCCGGTTGGCGCATCTGACCGACGCGCAGCGCCGGGCGTTGACCATCGCCGACAACAAGCTGGCCGAGAATGCCGGTTGGAACGAAGAACTGCTGCGCCAGGAGCTGGGCGAACTGCAGCTGGAGGACTTCGATCTCAGCCTGATCGGCTTCGATCCGGACGAACTGGCACAACTGCTCGACGCCCCCGAGACGGACACCGCCGGCCTCACCGACGACGACGCGGTGCCCGAGCCGGAGGAGCGTGTCGTCTCCCGTCCCGGCGACCTGTGGTTGCTGGGCGAGCACAAGGTCCTGTGCGGCGACGCCACCCGTGCCTCCGACTACCGGGCGTTGCTGGGCGACGAGCTGGCCGACATGGCCTTCACCGACCCACCGTACAACGTCAACTACGCCAACAGCCCCAAGGACAAGCTGCGCGGCAAGAACCGGCCGATCCTGAACGACAACCTGGGCGACGACTTCGGCACCTTTCTCCAGACAGCCTGCAGACATCTGCTTGAGGTGACGAAAGGCGCCGTCTACATCGCCATGTCATCCTCGGAACTGGATACCTTGCAGGCGGCCTTTCGTGCCGCCGGCGGCCGCTGGTCCACCTTCATCATCTGGGCCAAGAACACCTTCACTCTGGGGCGGGCCGATTATCAGCGCCAGTACGAGCCCATCCTCTACGGCTGGCGGGAGGGCAACAACCACTACTGGTGTGGCGCACGCGACCAGGGCGATGTCTGGTTCTTCAACAAGCCGGCCAAGAATGACCTGCACCCCACCATGAAGCCGGTGGAGCTGGTCGAGCGCGCGGTGCGCAACTCCTCCAAGTCGCGGGACGTCGTGCTCGATCCCTTCGGCGGATCGGGCTCGACCCTGATCGCCTGCGAGAAGTCGGGACGTCGCGCCCGCCTCATCGAACTCGATCCCAAGTACGTGGACGTGATCGTGCGGCGCTGGCAGGAATACACGGGCAACGAGGCCATGCTCGAGGGCAGCGGCCAAAGCTTCTCCGCCGTGGCCGCCGAACGGATCGGTGACGAAGAACAGGAAGCCCGGGCGTCCGCTGAGGCGCCCGAGCACGTTGAGGCTTGAGGATCAGGCGATCCGGTAACGACGTGGTTGACCCTCGTCCTTGTGCGAGACGATGGTCATCCCGAGGCGCTTCTTGAGCGCGTTGGTCATGGTGCCGCGCACCGTGTGGGGCAGCCACCCGGTTTCGCGGGCGATCTCGTCGATGCTTGCGCCCTCGGGCCGGCGCATCAGCTCGATCATTCGCGCCTGCTTGGTGCCGCTCCGGTAGCTTCCCGAGCGCGGCGCCTTGCCGATGGCCTCAAAGCCGGCCGCGCTGATACGGTGGTAGCCGCCTTTGAATTCGATCAGTCCGCGCTTCATCAGGCCGTCGATCACCCGCTGGCGGATACCGGCGTTCACGTTGGGCGGCAGCGGCTCGATGTCGCCACTGGGGCGTCCGGCGGCGGCGTGAAGGATGCGTTCCTGGGTGGCGGTGAGTTTCATCGGTCTGTCCTCCTGTCGGATGTCATTCGGCATATTCGCCTTCGCGGAAGGCGCAATCGGTGATCCGCTTGAGCAACTCAGCGTAATGGTCGAGATCGCCCACGTGACCCCAGGTCACCTCGTCCGGGCTGACGTGGAAGTGGTCGTCGCTCAAGGCCTGCAGCCGGGCCAGCATGGCGTCGATTTCGGCTTTTTTGGCTGTGAAGGCGTCGATGGCGGTGGGTTTTCTGCTCATGGCGTTCTCCTCAGGCGACGTTGATCTGGATGCCGTTTTTCAGGGTGACGCCGACGCAGGCCGGCTCCCGTTCGATGTTGTCGATGGCCCGGCGCAGGGTCGGCGAGAGGATCTGGTCCTTGGCCAGCTGCATCGGCGCCTGACCGGGGAAGGTGATTTCGTAGCGTTTCTCGGTGGTGTTGGCGTTCATGTTCGTCTCTCCCGTTGTGCTTGACCGTGTGGACATGAACGCTTCATTCGGCCCGCTTATCAAGTCCTATTCCGAACAATTTTCCTTCTTGATCAACAGGATGCACGATGGGTATCTCGATCCGCGCCTATGCCCGCCACCGCGGCGTTTCCGACGCCGCCGTGCGCAAGGCGATCAAGACCGGGCGCATCACCCCAGAGCCGGACGGGACCATCGATCCGCAAAAGGCGGACGCCGAGTGGGCGGCCAATACCGATAGCGCCCAGCAGCGCAAGCAGGGCCGGCGGAAAGCGGTGCCGGTGGATGCCGTCAACACCGTTCGCGAGGCCACGGGCGAGTCGGCGCTGCCCTCGGGCGGCACGACGCTGTTGCAGGCGCGAACCGCCAACGAGGTGCTCAAGGCCCAGACCGCCAAGGTCCGGCTCGCCCGCCTCAAGGGGGAGCTGGTGGACCGGGCCAAGGCGCTCGCTCATGTGTTCAAGCTGGCGCGGGCCGAGCGCGACGCCTGGCTCAATTGGCCCGCCCGGGTCTCGAGCCAGATGGCGGCGGAGCTGGGCGTGGACGCCCATACCCTGCACGTGATGCTCGAGCGCGAGGTGCGCTGGCATCTCGAGGAACTCGGGGATCCCGCCCCCAGGGTGGACTGACATGCGCCGTGTTCGATTATGAAGGCGCTGATGCCATCGAACGCGCCTGGCGCGAGGGACTGACACCCGACCCTTTGCTCACCGTCTCCGAGTGGGCCGACCGCTACCGGATGCTCTCGTCCAAGTCAGCCTCCGAGCCGGGGCGCTGGTCCACCCGGCGCACGCCGTATCTCAAGGAGATCATGGACTGCCTCTCGCCGTCCTCGCCTGCCGAGCGGGTGGTGTTCATGAAGGGCGCGCAGGTGGGCGGTACCGAGTGCGGCAACAACTGGATCGGCTACTGCATCCATCTGGCCCCGGGGCCGATGATGGCCGTCTCGCCCACCGTGGAGATGGCCAAGCGCAACTCAAAGCAGCGCATCGATCCGCTGATCGAGGAGTCGCCGGCTCTCTCCGAACGCATCGCGCCGTCCCGATCCCGTGACGCCGGCAACACGGTGCTGGCCAAGGAGTTCCGTGGCGGCGTGCTGGTGATGACCGGCGCCAACAGCGCGGTGGGGCTGCGCTCGATGCCGGTGCGCTACCTCTTTCTCGACGAGGTGGACGGCTATCCCGCGGACGTCGAGGGCGAAGGCGACGCCATCCGCCTGGCAGAGGCGCGCACGCGCACCTTCGCACGGCGCAAGATCTTCATCGTCTCCACCCCCACGGTGGCGGGGGCGAGCCCCATCGAGCGGGAGTTCGAGGCCTCCGACCAACGCCGCTACTTCGTGCCCTGTCCGCACTGCGGCCACAGGCAATGGCTGCGCTTCGAGCAGCTGCGCTGGCGATGGGGCGAGCCGCAGACGGTTCGCTACGTCTGCGAGGCCTGCGAGGAGGCCATCGCCGAGTCGCACAAGACCTGGATGCTCGAGCACGGCGAGTGGCGGGCAACCAAGCCTGAGAACGCGGGCAAGACCGTGGGCTTTCACCTGTCCTCGCTCTACAGCCCCCTGGGCTGGCGCTCCTGGGCCGACATCGCCGCGGCCTGGGAGGCGGCGCAGGGCTCGGCCACCCGGCTCAAGGCGTTCAAGAACACGGAACTGGGCGAGGTCTGGGTGGAGGAAGGCGAGGCGCCCGACTGGGAGCGCCTGCTGGAGCGGCGCGAGGCCTATCCGCTGGGCACCGTTCCCGCCGGCGGCCTGCTGCTGGTGGGCGGCGCCGACGTGCAGAAGGATCGCATCGAGGCCTCGGTCTGGGCCTTCGGCCGCGGCAAGGAGTCCTGGCTCGTCGAGCACCGGGTGCTCATGGGCGACACCGCCCGCGACGCGGTCTGGAAGCGACTGGCCGAGATGCTCGCCGAGACCTGGACCCACGAGAGCGGCGCCCGCCTGCCGCTGACCCGGTTCGCCATCGACACCGGCTTCGCCACCCAGGAGACCTACGCCTTCGTGCGCCGCATGAAGGACGCCCGCCTCATGGCGGTCAAGGGCGTGGCCCGCGGCGCGGCGCTGGTCGGCACCCCGACGGCGGTGGACGTCACCCTGGGCGGCCGCAAGCTGCGCCGGGGCGTCAAAGTGTTCGCGGTCGCGGGCGGTATCGCCAAGCTCGAGTTCTACAACAACCTGCGCAAGAGCGTGGAGGTGCTCGACGACGGCGAGATCCGCTATCCCGAAGGGTACGTCCATCTGCCCAAGGTGGACGCCGAGTTCGTCAAGCAGCTCTGCGCCGAGCAGTTGATCACCCGGCGCAACCGCAACGGCTACCCGGTGCGTGAGTGGCAGAAGATCCGCGAGCGCAACGAGGCGCTCGACTGCTACGTCTACGCCCGCGCCGCGGCGTCCGCCGCCGGACTCGACCGTTTCGAGGAGCGCCACTGGCGCGAGCTGGAACGCCAGTTGACGCCGGAACCTTCTCCCGATCCTGAATTGAAAAAGAGGCGCCGGCAGCGCGGGCGAACCGTCATCAAGAGTTCCTGGATGAGTTGAGCATGAGTGTCATCGAAGGCATCTACCACAACCCGGACACCGGCACGGACGAGCGGCGCTCGCTCGCCTGCGACGCGAACGGCCGCTTGCTGATCGCATCGAGCCGCGCGGTGTCCTTTCCCGTGGGCAGTGTGGCGAACAACACGCAGACGCTCACTGCGCCGCTGGATCTGGGAGACGGGCATCCGTACACGATCCTCATCGCACGCAAGAACGGGGTGGCCTCGCCGAAAGAGGCTCTCCAGATCCAGACCTCCATCGACGGCAGCCTGTGGCTGCCGGCCCCGGGCCTGCTGTTCGCGATGGAGGCGCGTTTCGTCTCCACCGCGGGCGTGGCCAGCTTCAATGTGCGGGGGCGTCCCGTAGGACGTTACGTGCGCATCCTGTATCAGAACGGGGACGTGGCACAGACCGACCTGGTGCTGGAACTGGCCGTGCTGGCGGGCGCCTGAGATGGCCTGGACCCAGGCCGATCGCGAGGCCCTGGAGCGCGCCCTGGCCCGGGGCGAACGGCGCGTAACCTTCGGCGACAAGACGGTGGAGTACCGATCGGTGGAGGAGCTGCGCGCGGCGCTGCGCGAGATCGACGCCCAGTTGGCCCGAGATCAGAGGCGGACCCCGGTACGCCAGATCCGCGTCACCACGGACAAGGGCTTCTGAGATGGGCTGGTTTCAGCGCATCCGCAGCCGGCTCAAGAGCCCGCCCGTGCACGAGGCGGCGGGCCGCGGGCGACGCAGTGTCGTCTGGACGCCCGGCAATCCCGGCGCGGTGGCCGCCATGCTCGCCACCCACAGCGAGCTGCGCGCCAAGTCCCGCGACCTGGTGCGCCGCAACGCCTGGGCCTCGGCCGCCGTCGAGGCCTTCGTGGCCAACGCCGTCGGCACCGGCATCAAGCCGCAGAGCCTCAATGATGACGCCGAACTGCGCAAGGCGATCCAGTCCTTGTGGTGGACGTGGGTTGAGGAGGCGGACAGCGCGGGGCTCACCGACTTCTACGGCCTGCAGGCGCTCGCCTGCCGGGCCATGCTGGAAGGCGGCGAATGCCTCGTGCGGCTGCGCCCGCGCCGTCCCGAGGACGGCCTGTCGGTGCCGCTCCAGCTGCAACTGCTGGAACCCGAGCATCTGCCGCTGACGTTGAACACGGAGGCGCCCAACGGCAACCGGATCCGCGCCGGCATCGAGTTCGACCGGCTGGGCCGGCGCGTCGCCTACCACCTCCATCGCGTCCACCCGGAGGACGGCGCGCTGAGCCCCGCTGGCAGCGCCGACATGGAAACCGTGCGGGTGCCGGCCGCCGAGATCATCCATCTGTTCCGACCCCTGCGGCCGGGACAGATCCGGGGCGAGCCCTGGCTCTCGAGGGCACTGGTCAAGCTCAACGAGCTCGACCAGTACGACGACGCCGAACTGGTGCGCAAGAAGACCGCCGCCATGTTCGCCGGTTTCATCACTCGCCAGAGCCCGGAGGACAACCTCATGGGCGAGGGCGAGGCGGATGCATCCGGCGTGGCGCTGGCCGGACTCGAGCCCGGGACACTGCAAATCCTGGAGCCTGGCGAGGACGTCAAGTTCTCCGATCCGGCCGACGTGGGCGGTTCCTACTCGGAGTTCCTGCGCACCCAGTTCCGTGCGGTGGCCGCCGCCATCGGTGTCACCTACGAGCAGCTGACCGGGGATCTCACTGGTGTCAACTACTCCAGCATCCGCGCGGGACTGCTGGAGTTCCGGCGCCGCTGCGAGGCGATCCAGCACGGCGTGATCGTGCAGCAGTTCTGCCGCCCGGTCTGGCGCGCCTGGATGGAACAGGCGGCGCTCTCCGGGGCGTTGCCGTTGCCCGACTTCACCCGTCGGCAGCGGGAGTATCTCGCCTGCAAATGGATCCCGCAGGGCTGGCAGTGGGTCGACCCCGAGAAGGAGTTCAAGGCACTGCTTACCGCCATCCGGGCCGGGCTCATGAGCCGTTCCGAGGCGATTTCCGCCTTCGGCTATGACGCCGAGGACGTGGATCGCGAGATCGCCGCGGACAACCAGCGCGCCGACGAGCTGGGACTGGTGTTCGACTCCGATCCCCGGCGGACCCAGGGCGCCGCTGCCCGCAATCCCTCGCAAGGACCCAACAACCCGTGAACCCGTTGCCTCACATTGCCGCGCGGCTGTTCAACACGCCGCTGCTGATTCATCGCGCCAAGCTGGACGCAATCCTCGCCGTGCTGGGCCCGCGCGTCGGCTGGCCGGAAACCGAGAGCGCCGCGTCCGTACCAGCACCGCGAATGCCGTCCGTCTCCCGACAGAGCGACATCGCCGTGATCCCGATCCACGGGACCCTAGTGCGCCGCGCGCTGGGTCTGGAAGCGGCCTCGGGGCTTACCAGCTACCAGGAGATCGGGGATCAAATCGGCCGGGCGGTGGCGGACCCGGCGGTGTTCGGCATTGTGCTGGACATCGACAGCCCGGGCGGCGAGGCCGGCGGCGTGTTCGAACTGGCCGAGCGCATCCGCGCCGCCACGCATGACAAGCCCGTCTGGGCCGTGGCCAACGATCAGGCTTTCTCCGCCGCCTACGCGCTGGCGGCAGCAAGCGACGAGGTGTTCGTCACTCGCACTGGCGGGGTCGGCTCCATCGGCGTCATCGCCATGCACGCCGACCAGTCGCGAAAGGACGAACAGGACGGCTACCGCTTCACCGCCATCTACGCAGGAAGCCACAAGAACGACTTCAACCCCCACGCGCCGCTCTCGGATGATGCCCGCGCCGCGCTGCAGGCCGAGGTGGATCGCCTCTACGGCATCTTCACCGAGTCGGTGGCCCAGCACCGGGGGCTCACTGTCGAAGCGGTGCGTGAAACCGAAGCGCGGCTCTACTTCGGCGGTGACGCGGTGGCCGCGGGGCTCGCCGACCGGATCGGCACCCTGCGTGACGCCGTCGCGGCCATGCGCGCGGAACTCGATCCCCCGATTCACACGAACTTACCCCAACCCCAGGAGGCACCGACCATGGAGCACCATGACCCTGATCCCGCTGCTTGCGAGCCTGTGGCAGCGGATTCGACTGAACCGGAAGAAACGCGGATCGCCGCGGCAGTAGAGGCCGCTCGCAATGAGGCCCGGGCCATTGCTGATCTCTGCCTGCTCGCCGGCTGCCCGGAAAAGACGGCGGGCTTTCTCGCGCAGGGCATGAGCCAAGAGGCGGTGCGCGAGGCCCTGCTCGAGTACCGCGCCAAAGCGCCCGAGATCGCCAGCCACATCGACCCGCAGCGGCTGAGCCCTGCCGCGAGTCTCGAAGACAACCCCGTCGTAGTCGCCGCCCGCAAGCTCGCGGCCAAGGAGGTGTGAGATGCCCGTGATCACCGAAGGCATGAACCTCGGGGACCTGCTCAAGTACGAGGCCCCCAATCTCTATTCCCGCGACCAGGCCACCGTGCTGGCGGGCCAGAATCTCGCCCTGGGCGCGGTGGTAGGCATCGTCGCCGCCACCGGCAAGGTGAAGGCGCTGGATCCGGCGGCCACCGACGGCAGCCAGCTTGCTGCCGGCGTGTTGCTGGAGCCGGTGGACGCCACTGCTGGCGACCGTGACGACGGCATCCTGCTCGCCCGCCACGCCATTGTCGCCGATCACGCCCTGGTCTGGCCGGCCGGGATCACCAACGCCGAGAAGGCCACCGCCATCGCGGAGCTGAAGGCCATCGGCATCCTCGTTCGCAAAGGAGTCTGACCATGGCCATGAACAATCCGTTTGAGTCGCCGGCCTTCTCGATGACGGCGCTGACCGCTGCCATCAACCTGCTGCCCAACAACTACGGCCGGTTGGAGCAGATGGGCCTGATGCCCGAGAAGCCGGTGCGCTTCCGTTCCATCGCGGTGGAAGAGAAGAACGGCGTGCTGACCCTGCTACCGACGTTGCCGGTGGGCGCTCCGGGCACCGTGGGTAAGCGCGGCAAGCGGGCCCTTCGCACCTTCACCATCCCGCACATCCCCCACGACGACGTGGTGCTGCCCGAGGAGGTCCAGGGCGTGCGCGCCTTTGGCTCCGAGTCCGAGGTGCAGACCATCGCCCAGGTGATGGCCGAGCATTTGCAGACCATGCGCAACAAGCACGCCATCACCTTGGAGCATCTGCGCATGGGGGCGCTCAAGGGCGTGATCCTGGACGCCGACGGCTCCACGCTCTACGACCTCTACCAGGAGTTCGGCATCACCCCGAAGGTGGTCAACTTCAACCTAGGCAACGCCAACACCGACGTCAAGAAGAAGTGCCTCGCCATCAAGCGCCATCTCGAGGACAACCTCAAGGGCGAGCGCATGACCGGTATCCATTGCCTGGTCTCCGAGGAGTTCTTCGACGCGCTCACTTCGCATCCCAAGGTGGAGAAGGCCTACGAGCGCTGGCAGGACGGCGCGGCATTGCGCTCCGACATGCGCGCGGGCTTCACCTTCGCCGGCATCACCTTCGAGGAGTACCGCGGCCAGGCGGTGGACGCCGACGGCAATACCCGCCGCTTCATCGCCGCTGGTGAAGGACACTGTTTCCCGCTCGGCACGGTGGACACCTTCGCCACCTATTTCGCGCCGGCGGACTTCAACGAGACCGCCAACACCCTCGGCCGACCCCTGTATGCCAAGCAGGAGCCGCGCAAGTTCGACCGGGGCACCGACCTGCACACCCAGAGCAATCCGCTGCCCATGTGCCACCGCCCTGGAGTATTGGTCAAAGTGGTGGCGTAAGTAGCTGACCGTGGATCTCGAGTCACTGTATGACGCGGCGGCTGCCGCCGGCCTGCTCACCGAGGTGATCGTCGGCGGCGTGACCGTCATGGCTGAGTTCCGGGCACCGGACGAGCCCGTGCTCGACGGGCTCGCGCTCTCCACCGAGTACGCCATCCGATACCCGGCATCGCGCCTGCCGGATCTCGCCGCCGGCGACACGGTGCAGATCGCTGGCCGCGCCTACCAGGTGCGCGAGGTCCACGCCCTCGGCGACGGCACCGAACGCCGGGCCACGCTGACCCGTCTCTGAACCCGCCATGCCCAATTCCATCCGCGAGCAGATCCTGCAAGCGGCGGTGAGCCGTATTGCCGCGAATCTCGCGCCCCTGGGCGCCGAGGTGCACCGCTCGCCCACCGTGGCGCTGACCCGCGAGCAGGCGCCCGCGGTGGTCGTCTTCCCCGAGAGCGACGAGGTAATCGACCGGCCCAACGACCGGGTCGAGCGGGAGCTGGTGATCCGGGTGGTGGCGCTGGCCCGCGCGGTACCGCCGGCGGCGCCGGAGACCGAGGCCGACGCGCTGCTGGTCGCGGCCCACGCGGCGCTTATGGAAGACCCGGGCCTGAACGGGCTCGCACTGGCTGTGCTCGAGCTCGACTGCGAATGGGAGGTGGAGGACGCAGATAGCGTTGTGGCCGCCATCCCCGCCCGCTACGCGATCCGCTACCGCACCCGTGCCCATGACCTCACCCAGAGAGGATAAGACCCATGAAGATCGAACTGTTGAAACCCCACACCCATGCGGGCAAGCGCCATTCGCGCGGGGAGCGCCTCGACCTCGACGAGACCTCGGCCAAGTGGCTGATCGACCTCAAGGTCGCCAAGGCGGCATCCCCCGAGTCCATCAAGCAACCTTCGCGTAAAGGAGACTGACCATGGCCTATTTTTCCGGACAGGGGCGCGTCTACATCGGTGCCCGCGACGCCGCCGGCAACCCGCAGGGGCTGAGCTACGTAGGCAACGTGCCCGAACTGAAGGTGTCGCTGTCGGTGGAGACCTTGGAGCACCAGGAGTCCACCAGCGGCCAGCGGCTCACCGACCTGCAGCTGATCAAGACCAAGAAGGGGGAGTTCTCCTGCACCCTGGAGGAGCTGGTGCCGGTCAATCTGGAGCTGGCCCTCTACGGCACCACCACCCAGGTGGCCGTAGGCACCGTCACCGGCGAGGCGCTGCCCAACCCGGTCACCCCGGGCAGTCTCTATCTGCTGGCGCAGCAGAACGTCTCCTCGGTGGTGGTGCGGGACTCGTCTGCCACGCCCCAGACGCTGCCGCCCACCCAGTACACAGTGAACAGCAAGCACGGCTCCATCGTGATCAACGATGCCACCACCGGCGGTCCCTACACCGAGCCCTTCACGGTGGATTACGCCTACGGCACCGCTCAGAGCACCGCCATGTTCACCCAGCCGCTGCCCGAACGGTGGGTACGCTTCGAAGGGCTCAACACCGCCGACGGCAACCGCGAGGTGGTGATCGACCTCTACCGGGTCGCCATCAACCCGGCGAACGAACTCTCGGTAATTACCGACGAGCTGCTCAAATTCGAGCTGTCCGGACAGGTGCTCGCCGATACCCTGAAGCCCGCCGCCGGCGATCTCGGCCAGTTCGGCCGCATCGTGCTCATGTGAGGGGTCTCATGACAAATTCGTCGGGAACGAATTTGGACAGCCGTCAGGCTGGCCCCGAAGGGCCGGACTCCATGGACGGAGTCCGCAACGAGTTGAACATCCTCGCGCCGGAGCCGGTTATGGTGGAGATCGCGGGCGCCCGAACCGAAATCACCCCGCTGCGCGTAGGCGAGTTCCCGGCCATGCTCCGGGCCATCCGGCCCTTCGCCGAGCAGCTGGCGGGCGAGCCGGACTGGCTCGCGCTGCTGGCCGAGCACGGCGAGGCGCTGCTCGACGCCCTGGCCCTGGCCTGCCGCCGCCCGCGCGAGTGGGTGGACGGCCTCGACCTGGACGACGCCTTGCAACTGGCCGCGGCGGTCTTCGAGGTGAACGCCGATTTTTTCGTGGCCCGGGTGGCGCCCAACGTCACTCGGCTGTCGGAGAAGATCGGCCAACGGCTGGATGGATCGAGTGCCTCCACCGGCTCGTCCGCGCCGGCCACCGCTACCCTGACGTCCTGAACTACACGCTGGCCCAGATGAACGCCTTTCTCGAGGCGGAAGCCCGGATCGAGCGCGAGCAGCTGCTTGCCACGCTCACGGTGGTCAGCATCGGCGCCCAGGGCGACAAGGCCGCCATTGAGCGGCTTCACCGGGAACTGCGCCGTGAGGATTAGTCTGACCACCGAGGGCCTGCTCGACCGGCGCCGTTTCAATGCCTGGCGTTCACAGACCGAGCACGCCATGCGACAGGCCACCGCCCGGGCCATGCGTACTGTAGGCCGGGAGATGGCAGACAGCGTTCGCCACGATATGCGTCGCACCTTCAACGTGCGCAAGGCGGCATTCCTCAAGTCCATGCGCGCCCGGGTATATCGGAACCGGCGGGAGCACTTTCCGGCCCTCTACGTCGGATCGAAGATCCCCTGGCTCGGCATCCACGAGAAAGGCGGCGCCATCGGCGGGCGCATGCTGATTCCGCTGTTGCCGCGCCACCAGCGCATCGGCCGCAAGGCCTTCCAGCGCGTGATCGACAGCTTGATGCGCTCGGGCAACGCCTTCTTCGTCGAGAAGAACGGCAGGACCCTCCTGATGGCGGAGAACATCCGGGAAAACGACCGGGCGCTCGCGCGCTTCAAGCGCGGCGAGCGGCTGCGCACCAGACAGAAACGTCTGCGTCGCGGGCAGGAGATTCCCGTTGCCGTGCTGGTCGATTCGGTCCGCCTGCGCAAACGGTTCGACCTGGAATCCACCGTTCGGCGCAAGCTGCCGAAACTGGCGAAGATTATTCAGCGGGAGATCCGGTCTCCCAGGGGTTGATGATCTCAAGTTCGGGATGCGGAAAGTCATTCACGTTTCGGGTGACCAGTGCCAGCCTGTGTGTCAAGGCGGTGGCAGCAAGCAAGCTGTCGATGGCTGGGAGGGGACGCCCTGCAGCAGCGAGCAACCGACCCCAGCAACCCGCCACTTCCTCATCTATGGGCAGTATTCTCCCTGCGAAAAATGCCGGCAACTCGGTTTCGAGCCAGTCCAGCAGCTTGAGTTTGCGCTTGCTTTTGCCGAGCGCCTCGATGCCTTTCCGGATCTCTCCGAGGGTCAGCACGCTGACGTACAGGGTGGTCGCCGGCCGTTCCTCAAACCACACCACTACACCCGGGTTCGGTTCCTTGCGGCGCAATTCGGACAGGACGTTGGTATCGATCAGGTAGCTCAAAGCTCGACCTCGCGCGTGAGGCTTTTGTCCCGCTCGAGCTTTACCTCCTCGACGCCATAGAGTGGGGAACGACGCATGAAGGCCACCAGTGATTCGCCCGTGCCGGTCAGCCGCTCGTAGTGTTCGCGCGACAAAACGACCGCCACCGGCTTGCCGTGCAGTGTGATCTCCTGGGGGCCTTCGCGCTCGGCATCCTTGATGACTTCGGAGAGTTTGGCCTTGGCCTCCTGCATTTGCCAATGACGCATGATACACCTCTATTCTGACTATACTGGTCAGAGTGTAGCAAAACAACGCTGATCAATCCACCATGGCACGCAACCGCGCACAGATCCTCATCACCGCCGTCGACGAGACGCGCCGGGCCTTCCGGTCCATCGAGGGGAGTCTCACGCGCCTGCGCGACCAGGCCAGCCGTGTCGGGGACACGCTCCGCAACATCGGCGGCGCCATCGGCGTGGGGCTGGGCCTTCGGGAACTGGCCGAGGCCGCCGACCAGTACAAGGGCCTGCAGGCCCGGTTGCAGCTGGCGGTCACCTCGCAGGAGGCGTTCAATCGGGCCGACCGTGAGCTGTTCGATATCGCCCAGCGCAACCGGGCGCCGCTTTCCGAGACGGTCACGCTCTACGCCAGGCTCGCGCCTTCCATCCGGGCGCTCGGGCGCGATCAGCGCGATGCCCTGGCGGTCACCGAGGCCATCAGCCAGTCGGTGGCGCTGTCCGGCGCCTCTGCGGAGGCCGCCAGCGGCGCGCTGCTCCAGTTTGGCCAGGCGCTGGCCGCCGGACAACTGCGTGGTGACGAGTTCAACTCGGTCATCGAGCAGACGCCCCGGCTGGCCCAGGCCATCGCCGACGGGATGGGCGTGCCCCTGGGCTCGCTACGGGCGCTGGCCCAGCAGGGCAAGCTGACCGCCGAGGTGGTGCTCGATGCGCTGCTCGGGCAGAAAGAACGGCTGGCGCAGGAATACGCCGCTTTACCCGACACTGTTTCCGGGGCGCTCACCCGGCTCCGAAACGCCTTCCTGCGCGCCTTCGGCGAGCGGGATGCGGGGAGCGGTTTTACGGCCGGTCTGGCCAGGGCGATCCAGTTCCTCGCCGCCCACATCGACCTGCTGATCCAGCTGGCCGGCACCGCGCTGGTTGCGGCCTTCGGGCGCATGGTGGCCTCCATAGCGGCAAGCGTGGCCGCTTCCCGTGCCGAGGCCGCCGCGCGACTGAACAACCTGCGCCTGATCGAGGCGGAGGCGACCGCCCGGCTACGCGCGGCCCGGGCAGCACTGGCGCAGGCATCCGCCCAGGGCAAGGCAACAACGGCCTTGCGGGCGGACTTGGCCCGAGCGGCGCAGGAAGCAGTCAAGGCGCGGCAGGCGTTCACGCAAGCCGCAGCCGGCACCGGACTATTGGCCCGCGCGGGCGGCCTGTTGCGTGGCGTGCTGGCGCTGCTCGGCGGCCCCATCGGGCTCATCGTCACCGGCCTGGGATTGCTGGCCACCGCCGCCTTCTCGGCCCGGGACAAGGTGGTGGCGTTCGGCGGCAAGACCGCCACCATCGGGCAGATCGTCTCGGCCGCCTGGGATCTCGTCACCGAAAAGGTCGTCGCACTGGCCAATGCCTTGATCGGCCTCGTGGGGATCAATGAAGACACCTGGACGGGCCTGCGCGAGACGGTGATCGACGGCGTCACTGCCATCGGCCGCGCGGTGCGAACGCTCGTCAACGGCATCATCGGGGCCTTCAATGCCGTGGGCAAGGTGGTGGGGATCACCGCCGCCTTCCTCGTGCGCCGGTTCAAACGCGCCTTCTCCGACATCGCCGCGCTGGCCCGCGCCCTGGGCCGGGATATCGCGGCGGCGTTCGAGGGCGACTTCTCCCTCCGGCATCTCAAGGCCGCGCTGCGCGCGGGCCGGGACGAGATGCGCGGCTTCGGCAGGGCCCTAGGCGATGCGGTCAAGGAGTCGCTGGGACGCGACTACGTGGGCGAGACCGCACGGGCGATCGCAGCGCGTATCCGTAACGAGCAGAAACGGCAGCGGCTCTTTGCCCAACCGCAGGCGAAGGGTACTCCCTCGGCCGAGGACAACGCCGCCCGCCTCAAGCTCGCAGAAAGCCAAAGCGAAGCGGAGCTCAAGATCCTCAAGGAAGGGCTGGCGCAGGCCTCTCGAGCCCTCGATCGGGCGTTGGCCGATCGCCTGATCTCCATCCGCGACTACTACGCTCAAAAGACGGCCATCGAGCAGCAGGAGATCGACGCCGAGCTCGCCCGCAGGCGGCAGGCCCTGGCCGCACAGCGGCGCATCCTGAGAGAAGCCGGTGACGAGAAGGCACGGCTCGACGCCCGGGCGAGCATCGCCAAAATCGAAGCCGACCTGATCGCGCTCAACAATCGCCGTCGTGAGGTCGAGGTGGCCAATGCCCGCAAGGCGGCGGCTGCCGAGCGGGAACTCAGGGACGCGCTCGCCCAGGCCCGTGAGGAGCTGGCAGGACTCACGGGCACCGGGACCGACGCCCAGCGCCGTGAGGCCATCGCCCGGGCTTACCGCGATCTGCGCGCCCGGCTGCTGGCGGAGAACGACACGGCCGGCGTTTCGCTGATCGACCGGCTGATCGACGTCAAGGCCGCACAAGCCAACCTCGACGCCCTGGAGTCGAAATGGCGCCTGACCGCCGAGCGGATGCGCAACGCCCAGGAGGCGATCCGCATCCAGCAGCAGGCGGGGCTGCTCACCGAGGCCCAGGCGCGCGAGCAGATCGTCCGTCTCCAGCAGCAGTCCGCCGCCGAGATGGAAAGGCTGTTGCCGCTCATGGAACAGGCGGCCCGGGCCATCGGCCCCGAGGCGGTCGCCCGCGTGCAGACGTGGAAGAACGAACTGGCCAGGACCAAGCTGATGGTCGATGAGGTGGCGGTTCGGGTCAAAGGCCAGGTACAGGACGCCTTCGCCACGATGTTCGAGAGAATCGGCTCCGGCGCCAAATCGGCCAAGGAGGCATTCCGGGACTTCACCCGATCGGTGATCGCCTCGATCAACCGCATCGCCGCGCAGAAGCTGGCCCAGTCGCTGTTCGGAGGCGTCAGTGGGGGCATCGGCGGTTTCGTCGGCGCGCTGTTCCGTTCTGGCGCAGGGGGCTTCGCGGCCGGCGGCTACGTCACCGGTCCCGGCACATCCACCTCGGACTCCATTCCGGCGCGGCTCTCCGCCGGCGAATACGTGATCAACGCCGCTTCCGTGAAGCGGGTGGGCGTGGCCTTTCTGGACGCGATCAACGACGGGGCCTTCGCGCCTCGCTGGCGTGGTCCGAACCTGGCCCTCGCCGCCGGCGGATTGGTGCCGGCACAACGCCCGGCAGGCACGCAACCCGGTCAGGGCGTGCGCATCCTCAACGTGATCGACCCCAACCTGGTCCACGACTACCTGACCAGTGCCGAGGGGGAGAAAGTGATCATCAACCACATCGAACGCAATGCCGGCCGGGTCCGGCAGATCGTGGGGGCCTGACGATGTATGAGATCGGCGCCAGCTACGGACACAATGCGCTGCTGAGACGGGTGCGTGACATCCTGCGTGGCTATCCGTCATTCACGGCGCCAGCTTACATCGGCGCAGGCAATGGACGCCTGACCAATATCGGGACCTACAGCGCCACCCCATACGAGACCTGGACGTTGACCTGTACTGCCGCAGGTCCCGCCGCTACCTTCAGCGTCAGCGGAAGCGTTTCCGGTGCGAAGGTTGCCGCCACCGTGGGCACGGCCTACGACAACGGCCTCATCCAGTTCTTGCTGGTTGGTGGCACCGTCGATTTCCAGGTCGGCGACCAGTTCACCTTTTCGATTCAGGAGAATGGCCTGGTCACCACCGGGCAGGTCTGGACCGAGCAGCGATTCACCGATGACGGGACGACGGTGGAACTGATCACCGCCGGTCCTGGACTTTCGGGCACCGAGGAGATCTATATCGGTTTCCAGAGTTATGAAAACGTCCCCAGCGACTATTACAACTGGCGCGTGGCCACCTTCACCGGGTTTCTGCCCAGCGACCCGTTCAAGAACCAACCTGGCTATTCCGGCAATCGCGCCGTGCTGCTGTGGAACCAGGTCATTGATTACTGGATCATCGCCAATGGCCAACGCTTTGCTCTCGCCGCCCGGGTTGGCAACACCGATGTCTATACGGGTTGCTACCTCGGCAAATATTTCTTCTACGGCACGCCGGGGCAAATGCCGTATCCGGTCGTGGCGATCAGCGCCTATTCCAGTGACGCGGCCATCAAGTATTCCGATACCTCCGCATCCCATGTCATGGGGTACAAAGGCAACGGCAACCTCCTGTTGCGCCGCATCGACGGGAGCTATGTCTCGCCGGAATGCTGGCCCTGGAACAACGGGGTACGCCCACGTAACACCAACGCCGATGCTGCCAATCCCAATGGGGAATATGTCGTACTCCCCATCATCATGAACCGTGCGGCGGATGGCATCTACGGCGAGCTGGATGGCGTGGTGTTCGTGCCCGACTACAGCATGAGTGTCGAGAGCGAGATCACCATCGGCACAGATACCTACAAAGTCTTTCAGAACATCTTTCGAACCGGCGCCAAACAGTACTACGCGCTCAAGCTGGCCTGAGGAGCTGATATGCCATTCCAGACCGGGACCGTGCCCGACGCGGCGGTGCTCAAAACCACGATCGAGAACTTCGCGGTGGCCAACGGCTACACGCTGACCGGTGGCATCCTGTCGGATGGGAGCACGAGCAATGTGCGGCTGACCTCTTACGAGGGGGATGCCGGTGCTCCGGCCATCCACGACACCATCAAGATCGAGGGCTCGCTGACCGCCGATTTCAGTCTCGACAACTGTCCGCAATGGGCCAGGCTCTATGCGCCCCAGGCGCACTGGCCGGTGACCTACTTCCTGTTCGCCCACGCCAATCCGCTGCTCATCACTTGCGTCATCCAGTACAACGTCAACGTGCATCAATGGCTGCAATTCGGCCAGATCAATCTGGTTGGCGGACTGGTGGGGGGAGCCTATTTCGGGGCCAGCCTGAACGTGGCCCGGTCCGATGACGAGGTCTATATGACCGCCACTGACGGGAGCAACAGTGGGTATCGGAACGATCCGAACGGGGCGCCTTTCTGGAATGCCACCAACCACGATCACTATTTCGGGGGATATGACCCCAAGCGCCATACGTTTCTCCATCTGGAAATGGACGGCAGCCCCAAATGGCCCGGTGCAGGACAGGAATATGGCAAATACCCGTCGTTCCCTAATTACGCCCACCCGTTACTGGACCGCCAACCACAGGCACTCACTGGCGAGGCCGTATTGATCCCGTACTGGCTGTGGGTCGATCGCGGTGGCGGCTTTCAGTCCTACATTGGCGAGATCGTGCATATCCGGGCGATGAGAATCACCCACTTCGAACCCGGCGACATCGTTTCCCTGGGGCCAGACCGCTGGATGGTGTTTCCCTGGCATAAGAAAGACACGACGCACCCCAACGGAGGGCGAGCGGGTTATTCCCAAGGTTACGTCCCCTATGGCACGGGCACGCTCGGTTGGGCCATTGCCTACGACGGTCCGTAAATGGCGCTGTTCACCGGGATCACTGTCTCGTCACCTCGATCTGGCGAGCTGAACATTCACCTGACGCCTGTGCTTAACCGGTTCGCCCTGGATTATTGGCCGGCGCGACCGCAGCCGTTGTCGTCCACTCGCAACGCGCACGGCGCGGTGACCGCCCGCTATGCACCTGCCAGGCCGACAGTGACTACTCGGGCCGGCGCCGGCGTGGCGCCATCGTATTTTCGGGACTACTACAATCGCGTTCATCTGCGGCCGGCGAACATTGCGCTGGGCAACGTGCTCTCGTCCCAGAGCCGCCAGATCGAGGTCTGGAATGCCCACTTGTCTCCCAGTGCGCTCGGGTCGATCGCAGCAACCAACGCCGATGGCCTCACGCTGACAGGCCCTCAGCCCGCGCCCACGACCTTTCGGGCACTGGAGAGCCGCGACTACACCTTGGCCATCTCCAATGTCGGTTCGCCGGCGGTCAATGCCGAATTCCGCTTCGTCTTCCAGGCAGAGCGCCCGGTGCTGCGGGTCACGGGCAACCGAATCGCTATTTGGCGGGTGCGACCGAACTGGACGCACGGCATTCGCGAGTACTGGGAGTGGCTGACCGACGTCCTCACCGCCCACGACAACCAGGAACAGCGCATCCGGCTGCGCGCACGGCCCAGGCGAAGTGTCGAGTTCGACATTCTGCCACTCGAACAGGATCGGCAATGGCTGGAGAACGCCCTGTGGCGTTGGCAGGCTCGCACTTTTGCCGTGCCACTCTGGACTGACCGCCGCCACCTGACTCAGCCTGCCGCCGCCGGCACCGCCACATTGAATCTCGACACGAGGGATGCAGAGTTTGAGGTGGGCGGGCTGGTGATCCTGTTGGCCAACGGCATCGCCGAAGCCGGCGAGATAACCGCCATCACGGGCGGCAGTCTCACGCTGAAAACCCCACTGCAATCGGACTGGCCAGCCAGCACCGCGGTTTGGCCGGCCAGGCTCGGCATGATCGGGGATCGGCAGGACGTGGATCGCCTGACCGACACCCTGAGTCAGGCTGTCGTACGGTTCGATCTGGAGGACGCAGGCCAGGTCTTCACCGCGCAGGACTCGACGACCAGCTACCGGGGCCTTCCAGTGCTGGAGGATGGGCCCAACTGGGTGCGGGATCTCAAGCAACAGTATCTACACAAGATCCGGCAGTACGATTACCGCGTCGGCGGTCGCTTCGTCGAATACGAGGGCGAGGTGCCGAACCAGATCCAGGAATTCCGTTGGCTGCTCGACGGCCGCCAGGCCATCGATGCATTCCGGCGGTGGCTGTACGCCCGCGCCGGCCGCTTGGTGCCGTTCTGGTTCCCGCAGCCGTCCAACGACCTGACCGCGACCAAAATCATCGGCGCCGGTTCCACCCAGCTCACCGTTCGCCACGCCAACTATGCCCTGTTCGCCCAGGGACAGCCCGGGCGTCAGGACATCCGCATTCAGCTGAGCGACGGCACCGTGTTCTACCGGCGCATCGTCGCGGCCTCCGAGGCACCATCGGGTACGGAGGAGAACCTGCAACTGGACGCGGCGCTGTCGAGCACGGGGCCGATCGAGCCGGGGGACATCGTGCGCATCTCTTACCTGCAACTTTGCCGGCTCAATCAGGACGCGGTGGAAATCCTTTGGCACACCGACCAGTTGGCCGAATCCAGTCATCTGATCCGGAGTCTGAATCATGACGTATGACACCTTGGAACGGTCTCTGTATGACGGCGCCCCGGTGGAGCTGTACGAATTCGAGATGGGGCCCAACCGCTGGCGTTACACCTCCGCCGACGAGGATCAGCTCAAGGACGGCCAGACCTATTCCAAAGCCCCGCTGATGCGCTCCAAGCTGGAGATCAGCGAGGAACTGAACCGGGCCAGCATGGAGATCCGGGTGCGCCGGGACAATCCAGTGGCCGATCTGTTCCGCCTGTATCCCCCGGGAGCCGTGGTGACCGTCCGGATCTGGCGACGGCACCGCGGCGATGCCGAGTTCGTGTTGCTATGGTACGGGCGCATTCTCAACTGCGAATTTTCCAGTGGCGAGGCGATCCTGCACTCTGAACCGGCGCTGACGTCGCTGCGCCGCAATGGCCTGCGCCGCTTCTACCAACGCCAGTGCCCGCATGTTCTCTATGGCTCGGCCTGCCGGGTGGCGCAATCCAGCTACAAGGTCAGCGGCGCGGTGACGGTCATATCCGGGACGGGCATCGAGGTCACGGAAGCCGGCACCTTTGCCGACGGCTATTTCGATGGTGGCCTGCTGTCTTGGGGAAGCGGTGCCGGCGTGGTGGAATCGCGCATCATCCTGGGCCACCTGGGGACGGTGTTGACGTTGGCCGCCCCGGTTGCAGGGCTGGCGGTCGGTGACACGGTCGATCTCTATCCCGGCTGCGACCACACGCTGAGCACCTGCGACGGTCGCTTCGGAAATGCCGAAAACTTCGGCGGCTGGCCGTACATCCCCGGAAAAAATCCTTTCAACGGCACGACAATCTTCTGAGGTGACGCCATGACGCTCTGGGTTTACCTGGTCCTGTTCATCATCAGCACGGTGCTGAGCTATGTGCTAGCGCCCAAGCCAGCCGACATGAACGCGGCACCGGCCAGCCTCAAGGACTTCAGCGTGCCGACGGCAGAGGAAGGCAGGCCGATCCCGGTGGTGTTCGGTACCGTGGTCATCCGGGAACCAAACGTGGTCTGGTATGGCGACCTTTATGCCAGGCCCATCAAGAGCAAGGGAGGCAAGAAGGGATGATCGTGACCCTGACTGATGCCCGTGAGCTGGGCTATTGCAGCCGGGGTCTGCGGGCTTTCTTTGCGCGCCATCGACTGGACTGGGGGCAATTTCTGCGGCAAGGACTGCCGGCTGAAGCCTTGCTGGATACTGGTGACGCCATGGCAGCAGCGCTGGTCGAACACGTGAGGCGCAAGCATGGGCGGAAGTAAGAAGGTCGTCGTTGGATACCAGTATCACCTCGGCATTCACTTTGCCCTGTGTCACGGACCAGTGGACGAGCTGCAGGAGATCCTGGTGGACAGCCGCAGTGCCTGGTCCGGCAGTATCACCTCGACTCGGGACATCACCATTGCCGCCGATCAATTGTTCGGCGGGACCAAGCGCGAAGGTGGCGTCAGCGGGACGGTCGGAGTCAGGTTCGGGGAGGCCAACCAATCCAAGGACGCCTACCTGGTCAGCCAGCTAGGACCTGTCATCCCGGCATTCCGCGGGGTGCTGAGCATCATTTTGAAGCGGTGTTATATCGGCACCAACCCGTATCTCAAGCCGTGGTCGTTCCGGGTCAAGCGGATCCCGGACAAGGGTTGGTACGCTTCCAAGGCGGACATCGGCGGCAATGCCAATCCGGCCCATATCATTCGCGAGTGCCTGACCAACGGCGACTGGGGGATGGGTTATCCCGCCGCCAGTATCGACGACAGCAATTTCCGTTCGGTGGCGGATGTCCTGTATGCCGAAGGCTTCGGGCTGTCCTTCGTCTGGAACCGCCAGGCACCGATCCATCGTTTCATTCAGACGGTGGTGGATCACATCGGTGCCGTATTCCGTTTCAATCCATCCACCGGGCTGTTCGAGATCAAGCTGATCCGCGACGACTATACGCCGGCTTCCCTGCCGCTGCTGGACGAGGGCAACGTCATCGCCCTGGACAAGTATCAGCGGTCCGCCTGGGGCGAGACGGTCAACGAGATCGTGCTCAAGTATCAGAACGCCGACTCCCGGGACGTGAGCATCACAGTCCAGGATATCGGCAATATCCAGATGCAAGGGGCGGTGGTTTCGGAAACCGTGGAACGCCCGGGCATCCGCTACGACGCCCTGGCCCAGCGGGTGGCCCTGCGGGAACTGCGGGCGCGGTCCACGCCGACCAGCCGTGTCCGGGTGATCGCCAACCGCCAGGCATGGGGCCTGCTGCCCGGTGACGCCTTCCGGCTCTCCTGGCCGAAGCTGGGGCTGACCGAGGTGGTGTACCGGCTCATGAACGTCGATTTCGGCGAGCTGGACAAGGGGCGGATCGTCATCGATGCCGCCGAGGATATTTTCGGTCTGCCGGCGGGCAGTTACACCCGGCAGGAGCCGGTGGGTTGGACGACCCCCAACCGGCCTCCGGTGCCGGCACCCCACCGGAAGCTCTACGAGGCTACCTATTGGGATTTGGTGCGGGAGATTGGCGAAAACGATGCCCAAGCCCAACCCGCCGACAGCGGCTTTCTCATTGCGGCCGCCGTGGCACCCTCCGGGGATGCGCTGCAGTTTACCCTGAAGGATCGGGTCAGCACGGCCGCGTTCGAGGAAGCCGCCACCGGCCACTTCTGCCCCACTTGCACCCTGGGGGCTGATGTGGGACAGGCGATCAGCTCGGTGTTGACCATCACCAACGCCGAAGACCTGGATGGGTCGGTGGTTGGCGAATACGCCTTGCTCGGGGACGAGCTGGTCGAAGTCACGGCGCTGGACCTGAACACCGGTATGCTCACGGTCAACCGCGGCATTCTCGATACGGTCCCGAAGCCGCACGCCGCCGGCGCCCGGATCTTCTTCTGTTACGACCTCAACGGTTACGACCCGACCGAGCGCCTGCAGGGCGAGACGGTGGACGTGAAGCTATTACCGGTCACAGGGCTCGGCGAACTCGACGAGGCGCCCGCGCCCATCGACAGTTTGACCATTGCCGCCCGCCATGCCCGGCCTTATCCGCCTGGCAACGTCAAGCTCAACGGAGCGGCCTATCCATCTGCAATCACCGGGCAGCTCACCATCTCCTGGTCGCACCGTGACAGGCTGCAACAGACAGCGGGCTTCATCCGGCAGGATGCCGGAAACATCGGGCCGGAACCGGGGACCACCTACACGCTGAGGCTGTATGACCAGAATGGGGCGCTGGCGCGGACGGTGACAGGGCTGACCGGCACCAGCTACACCTGGATGACAGAGGATTCAGACAGCGGTCTGCCGGCAGGGACGCTCAACACGTCCGTGAGGGTCGAACTCGAAGCCGTGCGTACAGGTCTGGTGTCGTGGCAGACGCACGATATCCAGGTGGCAAGGTAAGCCTTCTGTAACAGGGCACGACCCCTATCCATTCACATCCCGTAACCCGCCCTCGTGGCGGGTTCGTCGTTCTTGGAGCGCACCCATGACCCCACCCAAATTGCGAGACGGCATGGTCGTCATGCCGCGCGACGAATTCGAGACGCTGCTCGAGCAGGCCGCCGAGCGAGGCGCCAGGCGGGCCCTGGCCGACGTCGGTCTCGATGGCGAGGACGCCGCCAGCGACATCCGCGAGCTGCGCGGTCTGCTCGAGGCCTTCAACACCGCCAAGCACACCGCCTGGCAGACCCTGATCCGCATCACCACCACCGGCCTCATCCTGGCGCTGATGGCCGGCGCCACCGTGAAACTCAAGCTCTTTGGAGGACAGTGACCATGTTGACGCTACTTGGCAGCCTGCTGGGATTCATCTCCTGCGTCTTTCCCGACCTGCTCAGGCTCTGGCAGGACCACCAGGACCGCAAGCACGAACTGGCCATCCTTGACCGCCAGATGGAGCAAATGCGACTGTGCCACGCCCAGAGACTGGAGGAGATCGCCGTCGAGGCGGATATCGCCGAGAGCAAGGCACTCTATCGCCACGACAGCCGGCCCTCCGGCGTCAAATGGGTGGACGGCCTGCGCGCCTCGGTGCGCCCGGTGATCACCTACGCCTTCTTCCTGCTGTTCACCACGGTCAAAACGGCTGCGCTGTACGTGCTGGTCAGTGAAAAGGGCCTCAGCGTCATCCAAGCGCTACCCCAGATCTGGGACCCGGAGACCCAGGCCCTGTTCGCGGCCGTCATGAGCTTCTGGTTCGGCCAGCGGGCCCTGGCCAAGGCGCGAGGCAAGTGACATGCGCCACATCACTCAGGAGGGGCTGGAGCTCATCAAGCGGTTCGAGGGGTTCAGCTCCACGATCTACATCTGCCCGGCGGGCTATCTGACCATCGGCTATGGGCACGTAGTCCGGGAGGAGGAGCGGGAACGGTTCGAGGACGGGGTGGACAAGCAAGAGGCCGAGGATCTGCTACAAAGGGACGTGCGCTGGGCCGAGCGGGGCGTCCTACGGCTGATCGACGTGCCGCTCACCGATGGCCAGTTCGACGCTCTCGTGTCGTTCACCTTCAATCTCGGCACCGGGGCACTTCAGCGGTCCACGTTGCGGCGGAAGGTGAACCGGGAGGAGCATGCCCAGGTGCCACGGGAGTTTATGCAGTGGGTGTGGGCGGGTGGGAAGCAATTGAAAGGGCTGGTGAGACGGAGGCGTGCGGAAGCGGGGGCATATCAATCCTCCACTGACCAGAGCCTGGATCGTCAATACGGGGCATTATCGTGAATCTCTGTCGCTAGTTGTTTCAGCCGTTCCGAAATCTGGTTAAACCTGTTACCGCATTTCAGCCATGACCCTGCTGTGCCAACCCTTTCCTGGGCAGTAGCCTTTCGGAATGCATCCTTCGATTGCTGGCTCTCGTGAGCCGCATAGTTTCTTGCTGAGGATAATTTGTCCAATGCATCGCGATAGGCTGGTTTCGACACTGCCTGCACGAGATAGTGGTCATCCGGAAGATACTGTTTGAGCTTTTTGATAAGTCCACTGCGACCCTTGAAGTCAAAGAAATCGTTGCCGATAATCAGGTATCGACAGACTTCGTCGGTAAGATGTTTCGGGAAGGAAAAACCAGTTTTCTCAGATATTGTTGATGTATCGTTGTTCAGTGCACCAACCAGGGCGTCTAGCATCAATGTCTCGAAGGCGCGGTATAGCCGGATAATGGCAAGCTCGTGACACCAGGATACATGCTTATCGCCGAGTTTTGACGTCGCGGACAGGTAATCGAGTATCTCATCAACTTCTGAATTGAAGCGCTGTGCCGATGCTTTGATACTTTTCTTCCTCGGCATTGTCTCAATCTCAGCTCAGCTCGATATATCCAATCAACTCAGCCGAGTAGCTGCCATCTCCAGAAGCCGTCCCTTTGTGCTTCAGCTCGCGCTGCAGTGTAGGTTCCACAATCTTGGCAAACATCATTAAGCGGTCTTCGGGAGAAAGCCGGGGGTTGGCGGGAACTTTATGAAAAGAGGCGTCGGCCGTATGCTCCACAGAGGGTATACGGGTTCCATCTCGCTTAACGGCCACTGGCTGAATAAATACGTGACGTTCTCCCTTGCTGGTGGATGTTTCAACCATCCATAGGGAAAGAAGAATCGTATCTTCCATTTCACCTGCGACAGATATACCGAGCTCGTCAGGTGATAGACTACGCCATCGCCCCAGTTCCTCCTGTACCAACGGGTGGTCCAACCCCATCAAATCTAGTTGCTCTTCCGAGGTAGCCCTGTCACGGTCGAGAGTGAATTTCGCGATCCGCTTGCCATCTGCATCTACAAGGTTGTAGGTGCTGCCATCTATTCTGATTAATTTATGATTTCTCTCCGCCATGGCGGCCTCAAAGAAACGAACCAGGCGATCCAGACTGGAGGAGATATCGGAGAAAGGTTTGTAGTCATCGAGGCTAAATCCTTCCAGATCCTGGAATAGATCGAAAACGACCTGTCGCGCCTCTCGTGAGTTGGCCAGGGCCGCCTCCAACTCCACCTGGGTGCGTTTCAACTCCGGATCGGAAAGGGCTTCCTGGTATAACCGGTCGTAGTTCAGGCGCTCCGAGAGCTGACCGAGGATCTGTGCCCGAAGGTCTTCCGCAATGTTGCCCTCATCATCGACCTTGCCTACTGTCCGCGCGATCTCTGTCAGCTTCTCATCCAGCAGAAGGAAGATGCGCCCCTCTATCGTGTCCGAAAGCACAAGGTTGTAGACCTGTGCCGTGTGGTTTTGTCCGTAGCGATGAATGCGCCCAATACGTTGTTCGATGTCCATCGGGTTCCAGGGCAAATCAAAATTGAAAAGGATTCGTGCAAACTGAAGATTGATTCCCTCCCTTCCCGCAGCCGTGGTAATCAGAACGCGCGGACCGTTCTTTTCCCGGAATCGGCGTTCTGCTGCCAACTTGGCGCCATGGTCTCCACCGCGTAGTACAACCACGCCCTGACCTGGAAAGGTCTGCTCGATTTCGCGGGCGATCAAATCCACCGTACCAAGATAGGTAGCAAAGACCACAATCTTCTCATCGGGGTTTTGCCGCCATAGCGTTCCCAGCCCGTCAAGTAGCTTTTGGATCTTGGTTTCACGTTGCTCCGGAAAGACCTTCAAAAGGTCCATGATGCGCAGGCGCTCTTCTGGAAGATGCAGATCGACGACAGCGGAAGCGGCCTCTTCGGCATGCGCAGCAGAGTATTCGCTCGCATAGGGATCCGATGCAAGCTCGAGTGCCTCTTCATCCAGTTTCTTGACCAGGCGGTATTTCAGATCTGCCAACACCCGATCGACCTCGCTGCGCCCAATGCTGTCACGCGGGAGCTGGAATTCATCATGGATTAGCTCCCGAGCCTCCTCCATTAATCGCTCCCTGCCTTCTATATCCAGCTCCTTGTCGCGCAATAACGCCTCATGAAGAGTCAGCATGAGTAAACGCCGCTTCAATGTTCTCCGAACCGCAGCAAAGCTGGAGGCGGCGATCTTTTGAAAGATGGCCATCAGGAAACCGAGCGCCCGTCCTTGGCCTCCCTGGCGCTTGGCCAGGTCGAATCCATCCTGAAGATACTCCCGCAGCTTCTCGTAGAACCGGCGCTCGTCATCCCGCATGACAAAGGATTCGGTGTGTACCCAGCGGCGGGCGAAGAGAGGCGAGCCATCCGGCTTGCAAGCATCTGCCTTGGTACGCCGGATCATTACCGTATTCAGGCGGTGCCGGTTCTCGACCATGTCTTCAGGGCTGGAGAACAAGGTGGGGTTCAGTAGCTGAATCAGCATCCAGAACTGAAAATGGTTGCCCTGGTGGGGAGTGGCAGATAACAGGAGGAGATCGCGGGCATGATCTTTCAAAGCCTCGGCGAGCTTGTAATTCTGGGTCTTGCGAACCTTATTCCCTGTTCGATAGGCGGTGAGATGATGCGCTTCATCGAACACCACCAGATCCCACCGTGGTGCTTCGAGCAGGCGTTTGATGCGGGCTGGGCGCTTCAAGGTATCGATGCTGGCGATCAGGCGATCGTGTTTGGCAAAGGCATTGGTCTTGCGGTCTGTAATATCGCCTTCGGAACCGAATACCTCAAAGTCCAGATTGAAGACCTCATTGAGCTCTCGGTGCCAATTGTTGACCAGTCCGGCTGGCACCACCATCAGTGCCCGGTTCAATTCCCCGCGGCTTGCCAGCTCCCGCAGGATCAACGCCGTTTCGATCGTTTTCCCTAAGCCGACCTCATCGGCAATCAGGAAGCGGCGCGGTGAGGCGGTAGCAACACGATGGGTCAGTACTACCTGGTGGGGGAGCAGATCGATCCGTGCCGATGTGAGCGCCGACGCGCTCTCGAGAATTGGCAGGGCATGGGCTTCATAACAGAGCCATGCCTTGCGACTGCGTTCTTCGCCGGCGGCAACATTGCGGAGGATGCGCTCTGTCCGGGAGATTTCACGATGGATGGAATTGATCGGTACGCGCCGCTCGCCAATCCCAAAAAAGGCCCGCAGATAACCGTCATGGGGTGCATCCAGCACCACACCCTGGCCAAACTCCGGGTGTATGATTCTTTCGCCAGGTTTCAGCGCCAGCGGAGCTTCCAT